AAAAAAACACTTAAGAAAAAAGCAGGTAAAAAATCAAAAGGTAAATAAATGATAAAGAAAACTATGATTGAACAGCAATCGGCATTAGATGAAGTAGATGAGTTTATTGAACAATACGTAGGAGATCCTTTATTACTTAGTGCTGCTTTAATTGTAGCTGCTAAGAAAATTTATCAGGATAATTTAGGTGTGAAAGAAACAAAAACAATGTTAGAATTATTTGCAAATGATGCAGAAGTGTCATATTCAAGAGTAACTGTTCATTAGAGGAGGAACTGATATGTGTGAATGTTGTGATGGTCAGTGTTTAGGAAGGTAAGTAAAATGAAACTATTAAAAGATATTTGGGGATGGATTAAAGAATGGAATGACTGGGGTATGTCAGACTGGATTAAAGCCGGTGTTGTCGCTGTAGTCGTTGTAGTAATCTTATCAAAGATACTTAGTTAATGTTATCTCTTTTATTAAAACCATTGATGGGCGTTGCTAGCAACGCCGTCAGTGGATACATAGAAACTAAAAAAGCTAAGACAGAATTAAAACTTACAACTATAAAAGCAACTCAGAAATTAAAAGAAGATCAAATCGCAGGTAAAGTTGCTTGGGAAGCATCTGCAGTAGACCAAATGAAAGGGTCGTGGAAAGACGAGGTAAGTTTAATAGTTTTACTTTTACCTGCCGTATTAGTATTCACACCTTGGCAAGAACATATTCATAAAGGCTTTCTCGCCTTACAAGATTTACCATCGTATTATCACAATTTATTATATATTGCGATTTCTGCAAGTTTTGGTATTAAGGGAGCACAAGGAGCTGCAAAGCTGTTTAAAAAATAATGGATAGTATATATTTAGCGGACAAAATGTTTCGTTTAATTAGAACTAGACAAAAACAAATTACTGATATAATAATTAGTAATCAAGTCAAGGACTGGAATGATTATCAAAATCATTTAGGTCAACTTGATACATTAAATTACTTAGAACAGGAACTCTCGGACCTGCTAAAAAAGAAACAGGAGCAAAATGACTAACTTAATACTACCAGAGCACGTTGCTAAAAGACGTGCGAAAGAAAAAGCCGAACAAGAAGAAGTCTTAGAAAAATCAAAATTACCCGTACCAACAGGATGGCGTATTTTAGTATTACCTTACAAAGTTAAAAGTAAAACTAAAGGCGGTATTTTATTATCAGATAAAACTGTAGAAGATAGTCAGATTGCAACTAACGTAGGTTTAGTTATGGCTGTTGGACCAGATGCTTATGATGATAAAATTAAATATCCAAACGGACCTTGGTGCAAAGAAAAAGATTGGGTGATTTTTGCCCGATACGCTGGTTCTCGTCTTAATATAGATGGAGGAGAATTGCGCATACTTAATGATGATGAAATACTAGGGACAGTAAATAGTCCGGAAGATATTTTATCAGCAATAACTCACTAACATGGAAGGATTACCATGCAACAACCGCAAACACAAATAGAAACCAATAAAGCAGACCCTATGGTAGAATTAGATATCGGAGGAGACTCTGTTGACGTTGAATTAAAAGATAAAGAAAATGTTTCTAAAGTTGAAGAAACAAAATCAGAAGCAATTGAAGTAAAAGAAAGCACTGAAGCTAAAGAAGAAGTAAAAGACGAAAGAGAAGAATATAGTGAAGGTGTTAAAAAAAGAATTGATCGTTTAACTTATAAAATTCGTGAAGCAGAACGAAGAGAACAAGCGGCAGTTCAATTTGCTCAAAAGATTAAAGAAGAAAAAGATTCTCTTGAAGGTAAATTTAAAGAATTAGATGACGGATACGTTAATGAGTTTACAGGAAGAGTACAATCTCAATTAGAATCAGCAAAAAACAATTTAAAAAATGCTGTAGCTAAAGGAGATATTGATGCTCAAGTAAGTGCTAATCAGCTTCTTGCTAAGTTAGCAATTGAAGAAGAACGTATTAAAGCTACTGAAGTACAAAGAAAAGCCACCGCTGATCAAGCAGATAACGCTGGACAAGTAGTGCAACAACCTGTACAAAATAATGTAGCGACACCGAAACCAGATCCTCGTGCTGAAGCTTGGGCTGAAAAGAACGAATGGTTTGGTAAAGATGAAACAATGACTTATGCTTCATTCGGTATCCACAAAAAACTTGTCGAACAAGAAGGATATGATCCTACTTCAGACGAGTATTATGATGAAGTTGATAAACGCATCAGAACAGAATTCCCTCACAAATTTAACGATGGTGGGGAAGTCCAGGGAAGCAACAAACCCGTTCAGACTGTTGCATCCGCTACTAGGACCTCAAGAACTGGACGCAAAACTGTTAGACTCACACCCTCTCAGGTAGCAATAGCAAAAAAACTAGGTGTGCCACTAGAAGAATATGCGAAATACGTGAAGGAGTAATGCATATGAATGATATAACAAAAGAAACAAACAATAAGACTCCACGCGCTGCTCAATCCAGAGAACAAACGACTCGAAGGAAACCTTGGGCACCCCCGTCATCACTTGATGCACCGCCTGCACCAGATGGGTATAAACACAGATGGATAAGAGCCGAAACTTTAGGGCAAGAAGATAACAAAAATCTTTCTGCTCGATTAAGAGAAGGCTTTGAACTTGTAAGAGCAGATGCTCATTCAGATTCATATCCAACTATACAGGAAGGCAAATATAAAGGTGTAATAGGAGTTGGTGGTTTAATACTAGCTAAGATTCCAGAAGAAATCGTAGCAGAGCGTAAAGCTTATTTCGAACAACAAACACGAGATAAGGAAGCAGCTTTAGAAAACGATCTTTTAAGGGAACAACACCCTAGTATGCCAATCAGTAAACCTGAAAGGCAAAGTCGTGTAACCTTCGGTGGTAACAGAAAAGACGATTAAATTTTTTCTGCCATCGGATTAACTATATAAATGGAGACATAACAAGATGGCAAATAAAGACGCAGCTTTCGGTTTTAAACCGGTAAGACATCTTAGTGGTGGGGAAGTAAGAACAAACGAATACAAAATTGCAGCGAATTACGGCACATCGATCTATCAAGGTCAAGCTGTTCTTGCCGTGACTGCTGGTGGTATTGAAGCCGCAGCAGCAGGTAACGTAATTTTAGGTATTTTTGGTGGATGTTTTTTCACACACCCTACTACTGGTAAACCAACATTTAGCAATCATTATCCAGCAAGCACAAATGCTTCTGATATTGTTGCATTTGTGTACGACGATCCAAGAATCGTCTTCGAAGTCCAACATGATGGAACTGGTACAGAAGCTATGAACTTTGGTGGTTTTGACCTAGTCAATACAGGTGGAAGTGACCTTTCTGGCAGATCAACTCAAGAGTTAGATACTTCTACAGTAACAACATCTGGACAATTTAAACAAATTGGTATTTCTAAGGATCCAAGCAACAGTGATACAGGGGCCGCAAACGCTAACGTTTACGTTATACCTAACACTGGTGAGCATTCTTATTTATTAACCACAGCATTAGCGTAATAGGAGAATAACATGGCAATATCTAGATCACAATTGGTCAAAGAACTTGAACCAGGCCTTAACGCTTTGTTTGGGTTAGAGTATGACCGATATGAAAACCAGCACACAGAAATTTTTGATACAGAAACTTCTGATCGTGCATTTGAAGAAGAAGTAATGCTTTCCGGTTTCGGTTCAGCACAGGTAAAACCAGAAGGCGGATCAGTTAATTTTGATGACGCTACTGAGTCTTTCACTGCTCGCTATACACACGAAACTGTAGCATTAGCTTTTGCAATTACTGAGGAAGCCGTAGAGGATAACCTTTATGACAAAATCAGTTCTCGTTACACTAAGGCACTAGCCCGTTCAATGAGTAACGCCAAGCAAGTTAAAGCAGCTAACGTATTAAACAATGCGTTTAACAGCAGCTTTACAGGTGGTGATGGTAAGGAGCTTTGTGCTACTGACCACCCTACAACTGGCGGAACTGTATCGAATGAGTTAGCTGTTGCAGCTGATCTTAACGAGACATCTCTTGAGCAAGCATTAATTGACATTGCTGGAATTACTGATGACAGAGGCTTAAAAGTCGCTCTTAACGGTAGTAAATTAATTATTCCAGTTAATCTTCAATTCACTGCTGAAAGACTTATGAAGTCTAATCAAAGAGTAGGAACTTCAGATAACGATATCAACGCAGTTGGAAGCATGGGAATGATTCCACAAGGTTACGTAGTGAATAACTACTTAACTGATACAGACGCGTTCTTTATCAAGACTGATGCACCTAACGGGTTAAAGCACTTTCAAAGAGCAGCCATCCAAACTAAAATGGAAGGCGACTTTGAAACAGGCAACGTGAAATACAAAGCTAGAGAGAGATATTCATTTGGATTCTCAGACTTTAGAGGTATTTTCGGTTCCCCTGGAGCATAATAAACTTTAATATGGGGGCTTCGGCCCCCATACAAAACTAGGAAAACTAATATACTGACTGCCCTAGCAGACGACGTAGAGACAGTATATAAATAACTACGAGGTAAATAAAAATGTCTAATTCAACTTTCAGCGGTCCAGTAAGATCGGAAGCTGGTCATAAGGTAGTAACTAAAAATACAAGTACAGGTGCAGTTTCAGAACATGCAACTTTAAATAGTGTAGCAACTGGTGATGTGTCAGCTAACTCAGCGGGTTCACTTTTGTTAAACGCAGCAGCTACTAACACTTCAACTTTACAAACGTATCAAGCAACTATCACTATAGCTAATGGTGCAACAACTGGTAAAGAGGCAGCAATAGGTATGCCCGCAAACTTTATTCCAATGTGTGTTGCTCTTAACGTAGTTACAGCATCAACAAATAATGTTAACTTAGTTGACATTGGAGATGATGGAAATACAGATTCATATACAGACGGTATTGCAGTAGCAGTAAATGCAACTGGATTTAAAGGTGTGTTTGGATGTAATGGTGTTAGAGGTATTACAGGATTAACAGGTGCAACTACAACTGCTGACGAAGTAGAAGTAGTAGTAAGTGGAGATCCAGGTAGTGCTACTGTAATCAGACTAACTTTTGTTGGTTTGGTACTAGCATAAATTAATTTTTAGTGGGGCTTCGGCCCCACTGTTTCTTGATTAAGGAGGGAAACAAATGGCAGATACAGTAACAGGACCAACAATCCTACAACAAAACGACAATCGCGTCGTAATCAAAATAGTTAATCAATCAGATGGAGCAGGTAGTACAACCGTATTTGGTGATGTATCAGCATTAACTGCTAGACAAGACGGAACTGCTGTAGCACATCTAGGATTACTGAGAGTTTGGTTTTCATGTCAAGGCGGAGATGGAGGAGACTCTTATGCTCGTTTAGATGAAGAAGATGATGACGGAGATATTCCAGTAATAGGTTTAACAGGAACAGGCTATTGGGACTTTAGAGAATTTGGTGGAATTCCTGCTGATAAATCTAATAATACCAATGAAAGTGATGTAAATCTTGTAGTACCAGGAGCCGCTGATGCAGGAAATATGTATACAATCATAGCTGAATTTCAAAAAATTTATTAATAATGATTAGGAGATCTTCTATGCCTCAACAAATATCTAAAGGTCAAAAGAAAACTTTAAAAAAGCACTCTAAAAATCATACTAAAAAACATATGTCTTCTATGAAAAAAGATATGAAAAAAGGTAAGCCTTTTTCAAAAGCTCATAAAAAAGCAATGAAAAAAGTAGGTAAATAATGGCTACTTCAGGAACAAATGCTTTTGATTTAGATGTTGATGAGGTAATAGAAGA